TGATACATCTAATCCCATTTGTGATGCAGTCTTCATCATCTCAAATAAGTGTTCACCATCTTGATTAATTCTATGTGCAAAACTTTGATATGGAAGACCATCGATACCAAATCTCCAATGTGCTTTAGGATGTGCGAGAAAAGCATCAATGTAAAATTGTTTTGGTTTTTGTGATGCCGCATTACTAATTGATACATCAACATCTTTCATATATGCTATTCTAAGCATCTCAATAAAATTAGGATTGAAAATAGGATCACCAAATGTACCATTAAGTGTCAACGAAGAAAAATAATCTGTTAAGTCTTCCCACTGTTCTAAACTTAAATCACCACCGGGTATATCATTTGTTTTGTAATTATATTTTTTTCTCATACAAGTAGGACATTGTAGAGTGCATCTGTTAGTAATATCTAAATCACCACCACGGTTTTTGAAACCGTTATTTCTATAATCAATCATTTTTCTTTTTTAACATTTTTTGTAGTTCAGCAGTTGATCCTACAAATAAAGCATTTGTCACATTGTTAGGTCCTTTGTTTGGTACCTCTTTTAGTTTTTTCATTTTTGTTTGTAGATCGACAAGTTTTTCTGTGACATCTGCAACTTGTCTTATTAGATTACCTGCAACTTCGTAGGCACGAGGATGTTCTGACTCTTGAGCAAGTTCAAGAATACCTTCTACAGCATCTTGACCTCGTTCTATTAGATTGTAAAAATTTTCTCTTTGATATTTGTAATCAGAATCGATATCTTCATTCTCATTAGGTCTAGGTATTGTGATTGATTTTTTATTTTCTTTTTTTACTTCGTCAACAACACCTAAAGTCTTATCAATTATTTTATCAACTTTGTCTGCCATAATGTTTCATTATTTAGGTTCATCTTCACCTGTCGCTGGATTAAAGTTTTTTGCATCCTCAAAGAAAGATACTGTTTCATTAAATCCAAAGTCATCATCTGCATCAGCAGTTGTAGGATTTGGTGTCACTGTGTATCTTTGTTCTCTAGTTGGTGTGTTGACCGGCATATCTGCATACTGATCAACTTGAACTTGTTTGATAACTTTACTTGATACCACTGGGCCGTATAGATAAAACTTCGCAGTAAAAGTAAGTGTATAGATGATTGCACGTCTCTCTTGGAAATCACCTCTATAACTATCTTCATAACTTATTGAATTTAAAATAATTGGAACATCTCTTTTGATACCCATATCTTCCATATCTTTGATTGTGACTGTGTAATCTGGTTGAAAGTATGGAAGTATTTGTTCTACTATTTGTAACGCATCATCTGATTGTTTTGCCATTGCATATAATTCAAAATCAAGATTATATGGCACAGGCATAAATTGAGTATCTAATTGATTTGCTTTTGAACCTTTTACTTTTTTAAACTTTTGAACACGATTTAATTTTCTTACTGCGTCATAAGATAAGTTTTGTATTTCAAAACCCATTCGTGGTAATGTGATTGCAACTTTTGAATCTAAGTTTGCATCTTGATCGAGTCTTACTAAAAACTTTTGTTTTGGGCCATATGCTAAAGGAACTTTCATTTTTTGAGTTATGTTTCCATTGTTGTCTTTTCTAACAATATTAATATTATTAAATATTGTTCCAAACGTGACGACCATTCGTCTTATTGTTTCATGATAAAATTGTTGTCCTAGCATTATGTTCTCCCAGCATCACCGAATGGATTAGATTCGCTGAAGTCTAATATGTTTTCATCCTCTGTTTCAAATAACTCATTCTGAGCAGTTGTATCAGTTGACATGTCTCCTACTATATAGTCTTCTTGAATGATATAACTATCAACTCCACTATCGGCAGGGTTTTCAAGAAGTATGCTTTCACCAGCAGATGACTCATCAGTTTCAGATACTAAAGTATCACCTGTTTCTGCAAGTAAATTATCAGTGTAACCCTTTTGTGTGAAAAACTCCAATGCAAAACTTTGAGTATATCCACTTGTTTGTTCTAGAGTCACTTGATGTTGTAACGCATCACCTGTTAGTGCGTCTTCAACAGCATCAATCGCAGTTATACCTGTATCAAGAACTTCAGAACTATATTCAAACTGTTTACATCTTAACTTATAAACAGGGTTATTGTCAAGTTGATGAAACGGGTCATCTTCATCAACAAATGCGACTTCAAATATTTTATCTAATACTGGGTGATAAATTAAATCACCTTCTTTTGGTCTGTTTGCATATAAACTTGTAGATGCGGCTTCACCTCTTAAATATGCAGTTCCAAATGATGCACTGATTTTATTTGTAAGTGAAGATGTAATTGTGCCTGATTCTAAAAGTATTGAACCTTGAGTAGATGCAGTTGCAGTTTCTAAGTCCATTTGATGAGCAACATCGTCAAATCTTGTTCTACTTACAACAAAAGTAATTTCATTTCTATTCTCTAAACCAAATTGTTGTATTAGTTCTTTTTCACCTTGGTATCCACCATCTGCATCCTCAACATACATTTCTATTGTTTGTTGTTTACTAAATGTAGATAGTGAGTCCTCACCAAATATATCATCTCTTGCTGTTAAAGTTCTATCAACATAATTAACATCGTGACCATGTATTTGTATTGCTTCCTTAATTAAATCTGCGTATAGATTTTGCTCAGAAGCAGATGCCAACTTGCCTGATGTTGTAAATGCTTGATTAACAGCCATCTTATCCCTTTATGATCATATCTGGAGGAGTAAATATTTATCCCCAAGAGTGTGAAGATCTCCTTATATC